ATAACTCACGCTTCGCCAACCAGATTGCCGGCGTCTAAGGAGGATTGACAGATGGCTGTTATTACAACTGGCAATCATCCCAAAGCACTATGGCCGGGGATCAAAGAATGGTGGGGCCGTTCGTACACGGAGCATCCGGAAGAGTGGGTGGATCTGTTCGAACGTGAGACTTCTGACAAGGCATACGAAGAGGATGTCGAAATCTCCGGCTTTGGCCTGGCTCCGATCAAGAACCAGGGCATTGCGATTGATTACGACACCGAACAGCAGGGCGCTGTCACCCGATATACCCATGTCGCTTACGCGCTTGGCTATATCGTGACGTTTGAAGAACTTCGCGACGATCTTTATGAGGTAGTTTCGAAGCGGCGCGCGAAGCAGCTCGCCTTCTCCATGCGTCAGACCAAGGAAAACGTTGGCGCGAACGTCTTTAACCGGGCGTTCAACTCCTCGTTCACTGGCGGCGACGGTCAGAGCCTTATCAGCACTGCCCACCCGACGACTACCGGCGGCAACCAGTCCAACCAGCTTGCTACCGCGGCGGACTTGTCCGAAGCGGCGATCGAAGACCTCTGCGTGCAGATCATGCAGGCGAAGAACGGTCGCGGCTTGCTGATTTCGCTGATGCCGGAATCGCTGCATATTCCTGTGCAGCAGTTCTACGAAGCAAATCGCATTTTGAAGTCCGTTCTTCAGAACGACACTTCGAACAACGCGATCAACGTGCTGAAGTCCACGAACGTGTTCCCCAAGGGGATCAAGATGAACCATTACTTTACGTCGGCAACGGCGTGGTTCATCCGCACGAACGCGCCGGCTGGCATGAAGATGTACACGCGTGACTCGATCATGTTCGATCAGGATAACGATTTCGATACCAAGAACGCCAAAGCAGCTTGCTACGAGCGTTATTCGATGGGTTGGAGCGACTTCCGCGGTGTGTACGGCACCCCAGGCGTCTAAAAACCACCCCAGCATCACAAACTCAAGCGGGGCCTCGGGCCCCGTTTTCTTTTTCATGGGTCATTTGGCCCGAGCGCCCGATGCATTGGCATCCGCTATAAAAAAGGATTTTCAAGATGGCACGCAGTGCTGAAACCGCCCCTTGTCACGTTGTTGTTCAGCGTAAGCCCGGTCAATACGGTGCTCTTTCGAATACCCAGCCGGATTCCGCGCCCTCGATGGTGTATGGCGGCGGTGGTCTGCTTGACCATCGTATGGCTTACAACAAGTATAACGCGCTCGGTAACGGCGCGATGGCTGCCGTTGTTGGTTTTGCTAACGGTGCATATCCGGCGACGCTTGACCAGGTGATTGCGAACGCTCCTGCCGCTGGCACGGGTGGCATTGCGCCGGCCGCGAACGTCACGAGCGGTACTGCCATGACGTTGACAACCGCCACCACCCTGACCAGTGGCGCGTTGATTACGGCCTCTGCGTTGACCACGATGCCGTTCGGCACGGTTATTCCCGCCAGCACGGTCGTCATTCAGAGCCAGATGGCTTACAGCTTCCTGGGTCTTCGCGACATTACCGCGGCCTTTGATCCGACCAATATGTGCACGCGAACGATTGCGGTCACGGGCGTTTCGGGTGGTGCGGGTGGTGCGTTTACGGTTCGTGGTTGGGATGTCTATGGACAGCCGATGTCTGAAGTCATCACGGCGACTGCCGGCGCCACGACTGTTAACGGCAAGAAGGCATGGAAGTGGATTGCCTCGATCACGCCGGGCTTCTCGGATGCACATAATTACTCGTTTGACGTGCTCAATGTGTTCGGGTTGAGCGTTGCGGTTGATACTGCGGCGTATGTGGATTCGTGGATTGCTGGCACTGGTTACACGACCAACCCCAGCATTACGGCAGCCGATACGACCTCGCCGGCAACAGGAACAACTGGTGATGTGCGCGGGACTATTGCTCTTACTCCTGGCGGCAATCGCATAACCAACTTTGTCACGCCCTCGAGCGCTCGTTTGATGACCACGCTTGCGAATGGTGGTCTGACGACCGGCTTGTTTGGCGTGACCAACTTTACCAACTAATTTTGATGACCTAAGCGCGGGGAGGGGTAAAGCCCTCCCCCTTTTCATTCAAGGATTGTCAAAATGGCAATGGCTTTCACTTACCAATTGCTGGAGAGCGGTCCACGCAATCTGGTACTGGCAATCAACGGCGTTGATGCGGCGAGCACGACGGCCGGGACGCAGGACGGAACGCAGGCGGGCATTTTCAATGCTGCAGGCGTGACTGTGCCGGGTGTGCATTACAAAGTAACGCGGATTCTCTATTCATCCTTCAATTGCGTCACTCGTTTGCAGTGGCATGCAACCAGCAATGTGGATCTTGCTATCCTCGGCCAGAATTACGGCGACCTCAACTTCGATCTGAAAACATCGAAATCGATTGCGGGCATTTCTAACAACGCCGGCACGGGCGTTACTGGTGATATCGACATTTTCACCACGCCATTGACGACGCTCACTGCAGCGAGCGGTGGTGTTACGGCCAGCGTTTCAATCATCCTGTACGGCACCAAGGGCGTTTAATGGCCCCCAGGACGGTCTACGCTAACCTCACGGACGGGCTTCAGCCCTTCAGCCTGTGGGACCAGTCGCTTGCCGACATGGGTAATCTCGGCATGATTCCCTGCACGGCAGCGGGTACGAATGCTATCGTTCTCACCCCAATGCCATCGGCCTTTGCGCCGAATATCAGCACCCCTCCCCAACAGCTTCAGAGCTTCACCTTCGTTGCCACAGCCACGTCTACTGGCGCGGTAACGATCAATGGCTTGAAGCTCTACAAAGAAGATGGAGCAACCCAGGCCGCTGCCAACGACATCTTCATTAACGTACTCTACGGCGCTGCCTATAATTCGGCGCTGAATGGCGGGGCGGGCGGATATCAAATCACCTTCCCGATCACCAGCATTATCAATCCGGTCATTACCGGCGCTACGATTTCTAACTCTACGATCTCTGGGTCAACAATCACCACATCCACCTATAACGGCAATACGTGGACGGCTGGTACGGGTACGCTGACACTTGGAACCAAGACATTAGTTGTCAGCAATTCCTTGACGCTAGTCGGGGCAGACGGGATCACACTTACCTTTCCGACTACCAGCGCCACGATTGCAAGAACTGATACGGGCCAGACGTTTACAGGGACAAATGCCTTTGGCGTTCTGACTGCAACGACCATAAACGGCAATACGTTCACTGCTGGAACGTATACGTTGACGGGGACTGCGGCGAAAACCCTCAACTTCACCAATTCTCTTACATTGTCGGGCACCGATGGCACGACGATGACGTTTCCGACGACCTCTGCCACGCTAGCAAGAACTGACGCCGGCAACACGTTCGCGGGAACGCAGAATTTAACAAGCCTGACCGCATCGAGCGCAGTTGCGACGGACGCCAGCAAGAACCTTGTTAGTGTCACTAACAACGGCAGCGGCAACAACGTCCTCACAACTTCTCCAGTTTTGGTAACTCCGACGCTCGGAGCGGCGACCGCAACAACGATCGCTTTTTCTCCGACTACAGGCGGCGTTATTGGAACGACAACCAATGACAATACATCTGCGGGAAACGTAGGCGAATACGTTGAAAGCATCATTAACAATGGTTCTGCCATAGCGGCGGGCGCAAATGGTGTTGCAAAGAATCTAACCAGCATATCTCTTACCGCGGGAGACTGGGATCTAACTGGCGTTATTCATTGGATTCCTGCCAGCACGACTGCATTTACTATTAGTCAGGTATCAATTTCTACTACTACCGCAACCCTAGACATTACCAACGGACGATGGGCTGTTTGGCAGGGTTCCATCACGGGAGGAGGTAATACTTCAGTCAGCAATGTCATTATGACGTGTCGTTTCAGCCTAGCTTCGACGACGACGATCTTTCTGGTAGGTCTCGCCGGTTATACGACTTCAACTCTAACCATGTACGGCGCGCTTCGTGCGAGGCGAGTGCGTTAATGGGCACTGAACTTCGCTACATACCTGGCTCCTTCTATCGCATTTCAGACAGGACGGGTTTTGCTACACGCGCGGAGAGAACTCAGCGCGAGTGGCAGGGACTTATTGTCGAAAAACGTGTTTGGGAGCCGCGTCAGCCCCAGGACTTCGTTCGTGGCGTCAATGACATTCAGACTGTGCCTTATCCCAGGCCGCGTCAAACTAATGTCTTTGTCGGTCCGAACGTAGCTCAATTCGAGGTCTACGGCGACAATCCGCTGGGGCCGAGTTTTGAGGTTCAGAACGGACAAATTGCGGTCAGTCGAGGCATCGGGATCGTTAACCCCGCCAACTTTCCGAGCGGGTTCTGATGGCAACGAGCGGTGTATCGACCTTCAACGCCACGCGGGATCAAATCATCCTGGCGGCGCTGCGCAAGCTTCAGGCGATCAGCGCAACCGAAACCGCGGTAAATCCCACTCTTATTACGAATTGCGCGTTTCAGCTCAATGCGCTGGTGAAATCCCTTAACGCAACCGGGCTTCACATCTGGACGGAGGAAGAGGCGACGGTCTTCCTGCAGCCCTCCCAGACTGCCTATACGCTCGGCGGGACAACGACCGATAACGCCACGGGATCTTATACCGCCACTACCTTGGCTGCCTCTGCCGCCTCCGGCGCGACTTCGATTTCCGTCGCCTCAGCCGTGGGCTTTGGGTCCGGCTTCTTTGTTGGGGTGGTTCTGGCACCTGGTTCGATCTACTGGACCACGCAAAACGGGGCAGCTTCAGGAACGACCATTACTCTGGCAGCGGGCCTCTCTAGTGCGGCTTCCACGGGCGCGGCTGTCTATGTCTACCAGACTCAAATAGTCCGCCCGCTGCGCGTTGTGGGCGCCAGGCGCTATAATTTCGCGTCCGCCATCGATACGCAGATGACGCCGCCGCTCTCCCGGCTCGACTACCGCAATTTGCCGAACAAGACCGCAACCGGAGTGCCCACGCAGTGCTTTTACGATCCGCGAGGCGGAGCAAACGCACAGGGCATTTTAAACATCTGGCCGGCGCCCGCGGACGTAACCAATGCGGTCAAGATGACGTGGTGGCGTCCTATTCAGGACTTCACCTTGCCCGGCAACAATCCTGATCTTCCTCAGGAGTGGATTGATGCCCTGATCTGGAATCTGGCTTACAAACTGTGGCCGGAATTTCCGATATCGCAGGTTCTAATGGAGGCCATCAAAGAGCAGGCGATGATCAGCCTTGAGAACGTTAGCGGCTGGGATCGGGAGCCGGAAAGCTACTACTTCGGCTTTGATGCGGATATGACGCAAGCCTGATGCCCCCTGTTCCGTTCGCGACTAATAGCTACAAATCAGCGTCTCTTCCGATAAGCGCCCAAAGACTCGTCAATGCTTACGCTGAAGCAGAGCCGCAGGACGCCAAAACCCCTGTAGCTGTGCTTGGGAGTGCTGGATTACTGCCGTTCGCCATTTGCGGAACGGGCCCAGTACGCGGCATCAATTTCATGAATGGCGCGGCCTACGTGGTATCGGGCCAACGTCTGTACAGCATGACATCTTCGGGGGTTGTTACGGATATCGGCGGCTCCATTACGGGCTCCGGAAATGTCTCGATGGCGAATAACGGGACGCAGATCGTCATCGTCAACGGAGTGAGCGGTTACGTCTGGTCTCAGACGAGTGGCTTTCAGGTTATCACGAGC